CGTGCGCGGGGGGAGAAGCCATGACCCGCGATGACATCATGCGAATGGCGGAAGAGGCAGGGTTTAATCTTTATATGTTTTCGCCTACAAGACGAGACTATTTTGAACCCTTCGCCGCCCTTGTCGCCGCCCATGAGCGCGAGGCGTGTGCGCGATTGTGTGAACAAAAGTCGCCGGTTAAGGGCGGCGAGATATTTGCCGCTCGAATCCGTGCGCGGGGGGAGAAATGAAATCCCACTGCAAAGCCTGTCGCGGCTTGCTCAAGCCGGGACTGTTATGGGAGATGTTCCCCGTTATCTACTGTAAGAAGTGCAGACGCATTGCCACAAGTTGGGGTGAAGCAACGTAATGGCCATCAAGATCGGCGGGATGATGATCGACCCGGAGGCGCAACTCGTCGATCTTGAGAGGGCCGACTGCGAGGAGAGCCTGTACGAGTTTCTGCGCCATGCGTGGAAGTATTTGGATTCCAGTAAGTGGGTGGACGGGTGGCCGATTGAGGCGGTGGCAGAGCACCTGCAGGCGGTCGTCGACGGCGAGATCAGGCGGCTGATTATCAACATCCCGCCGCGCATGGGTAAGTCGAGCATTACGTCGGTCGCGCTGCCCGCGTGGACGTGGGCGCAGAGTGATCGCGGTCCCACGTCGGGACCGGGCGTCCAGTTTCTCCATGCGTCGTACGCCAATCAGTTGTCGCTCAGGGACTCGGTGAAGTGCCGCCGGTTGATCGAATCGCCGTGGTATCAGAAGTTGTGGGGCGACCGCTTCATATTAAATAGCGACCAGAACACGAAGTCGCGCTTCAGCAACGATCAGGGCGGCGAGCGACTGATCACGTCGATCGGCGCGGCGGTGACGGGTGAAGGTGGCTCGATCATCGTGGTCGACGACCCCAACGCCGCCAACGAGGCGTTCTCTGAGGCGACGATTCAGGCGACGATTGACTGGTGGGACGGGACGATGAGCACCCGCCTGAATGACCCGAAGACGGGCGCCTACGTCGTGATTCAGCAGAGACTGGCGGAGGACGACCTGACGGGTCACATTTTGGAGAAGAACGTCGGCGAGTGGACTCACCTGTGCCTGCCGATGAGGTACGAGCCTGAGCGGGCGTTTATCACCAAGATTGGTTGGAAGGACCCCCGCGAGACGCAGGGCGAGGTGCTCTGGCCGGAGCGCTTCGACGACGAGCAGATCACGCTCCTAGAGAAGCAGTTGGGGCCCTTCGGCGCCGCCGGTCAGTTGCAGCAGAGGCCGGAACCTGCGGGCGGCGGCGTCATTAAGAGGGACTGGTGGCAGACGTGGGAGGACGCCTCGTTTCCACCCATGGACTTCATTCTGGCGTCTCTAGATACAGCGTACACGCTGAAGACGAGCAACGACTTCTCGGCGTTGACGGTCTGGGGCGTGTTCACGGAGGAGACGAAGGCGACGGCGTCGAGGGTCTTGGGTCCTGACGGCCGACCGTCGTACATCGACCGCAATTATGCCGAAGGCGCCCCGAAGGTCATGCTGATGATGGCGTGGCAGGCGAGGTTGGAGTTGCACGAGTTGGTCGAGAAGGTGGCGTCGACGTGCCGGTCCCTGAAGGTCGACAAGTTGCTCATCGAGAACAAGGCGGCCGGTATTTCGGTGGCGCAGGAAATGCGGCGCCTCTACGGCAACGAGCGCTTTGCCGTGCAGTTGTCGGATCCGAAGTCGCAGGACAAGTTGTCGCGCCTGTACTCCGTGCAGCACCTCTTTGCCGAAGGGATGATTTACGCACCCGACCGGCAGTGGGCTGATATGGTGATCACGCAGGTGGGCCAGTTCCCACGAGGCAAGCACGACGACTTGGTCGATACCGTGTCGCAGGCGATGCGGCACATGCGTGACGTCGGCCTCCTGCAGCGCTCGCCTGAGCGTCTGGCGGAGTTGGAGTCGCAGGTCATTTACCCACGGGGCTCAGGCCGTGGCGAGCCACTGTATCCGGGGTGAACCATGTTTACGTTAAGCGGCAAGGGTAACAAGCAGGGTCAGATAAAGGACTTGGAGCGCGACAACGACGACACAAGGCCGATGCTGCCCGCCCCTCTTTGGGTCGAGAGCCTGCGTCAGGAGATCCGCGCCATGGGCGACATCATGCGGCTGCGCGAGGCACTGGCTGTATCTCATAGAGACATTGAGCGGTTTCGCCTTGAGCGTGACAAGTTGCTACGCGAATTGGCTGCTCATAAGGACAAGGTGCGAGACTTGGAGGGCGTGATCCAGTCTCACTTAAGGAATAGGCAATGAGCAGAGTACTCGCTCAGGCGACGGTCGACCTGTTGGAAAGCGGTCCGATGCCCGTCTGGGAAGTGATCGTGACGGGTCAAATTCAGGGCGAAGGCGGTCAAGTACGCCGGTTCTATACAATTTCGGCGAAAACGGACGATAATGCCGCGCAAGAGGGCATCCGTCGTTTTATGGACGAGATGGAGAATCTTTTGTCGTAAAAGGACATCGCCATGGGCATGACTCCCGGCCTCGTGCCAAACATTAGACAGTTGGCACCGGAGCCTACGGACGAGCACAGTCCCGCCGAAGTCATCGTAGAGATGGCCGACGAGGGCGGCGACGTGCCTGACATGGACGAGAAGGGCAACGTCCTTCGCATCGAGCACGGCGATGGCTCGATCACAGTATCGCTTGACGGCAACCCCATCGACAAGGCTGAGAAGGCCGACGAAGGCGGTTGGTTCGACAATTTGGTCGACCAGATTGATCAGCAGGAACTCTACCGGATCTCGGAGGAGTTGCTTCGCGGCATCTCCGACGACATCGAATCCCGCAACGATTGGATCACGGACAGAGCCAATGGCATCAAGTTACTGGGTCTTAAGGTCGAGATTCCCGGCCTACAAGGCGCTTCTGATGGCGCGCCAGTCGAGGGCATGTCTAAAGTCAGGCACCCCCTCCTTCTGGAGGCGGTTCTTCGCTTTCAGGCCAATGCGCGCTCTGAGATGCTTCCGACGGACGGTCCGGTAAAGATCCGCGACGACTCGCGCACGGGCGGACTGCCGATGGACCAGTTGGCGGACGCCTTGGAGGCGGACCTCAACCACTACCTGACGGCCGTGGCGAAGGAGTACTACCCCGACACCGACCGCATGTTCTTCATGCTCGGCTTCGGCGGCTCGGCCTTCAAGAAAGTCTACAACTGCCCCCTGCGTAATCGACCGGTGTCGGAGACCATCGACGCCGACGACCTGATCGTCAACAACGCGGCGACCGACCTGCAGAATGCCAAGCGCATCACGCATCGGGCGTACCTGAAGCCGTCGACGGTCAAGCGGCTGCAGATTCTCGGCATATACCGTGATATCGACCTCTCGACGCCCCACATGCCGACGCTCGACGCGCAGCAGCGCGAGGAGAAGGCGCAGCAGGGCATCGCGGTGTCGGTCACGAACCCCGACGACCGTGATCGCGAGATCTACGAGTGTTACTGCGAGTTGGACATCAAGGGCTTTGAGCACACCCACAAGGGTCGTGAGTCGGGCTTGGAGATTCCGTATCGCGTCACGATAGACGTTTCGTCTCGCGAGATCCTGTCCATCGTCCGCAATTACGACGAAGACGATCAGGAACTGCCGACGCCGAAGCCGCACTTCGTGAAGTATCCGTTCGTGCCGGGCTTGGGCTTCTACGACATCGGCCTCCTGCACATTCTGGGCAACACGACGAACGCCATCACGGCGGCGTGGCGCGAATTGCTCGACGCGGGCATGTATTCCAACTTCCCCGGCTTCCTCATGGCGGACACCGGCGGTCGCCAGAACACCAACATCTTCCGCGTGCCTCCGGGCGGCGGCGCGTTGGTGAAGACGGGCGGCCTGCCGATCAGCCAAGCCATCATGCCACTGCCCTATCAGCAGCCGTCGCAGGCGCTGATGCAGTTGGTGGGCGACATGGCGCAGACGGGTATGCGTATCGGTGGCACGTCAGAGCAGCAGGTGGGCGAAGGCAAGGCGGAAGCGCCTGTCGGGACCACGTTGGCGATGATCGAGCAGGCCACCAAGGTGATGAACTCGGTGCATAAGCGCATGCACGCCGCTCAGGCGGAGGAGTTCCAGTTGCTCGTGAACTGCTTTAAGGACAATCCAGAGGCGTTCTGGCGCAAGGGCTGCAAGTCGGGGACCAAATGGGACCGCGAGCAGTTCATGCAGGCCGTCAGCAACTGCGATTTGGTGCCCCAAGCGGACCCGAATACGGCCTCCCACGCGCAGCGCGTGATGAAGGTGATGGCGCTGAAGCAGTTGCAGCAGTCAAATCCGTCGATGTACGACCCGATTGCCATCGACACGGCGGCTTTACAGGCCATCGGTTGGAACAATCCGTCGCAATTCATGGCCCCGCCGGAGGCTCAGAGCGCTCCGCCGCCGGAAATGCAGCAGATGCAGGCCAAGATGGCGAACGACAAGGCCGACGCCGACGCGAAGACGATGACGGCACAAGCCAAAATGGCCGAAGTGCAGGCAAAAATTCAGCAGGGAGCCTTCGCGCCGAAGCAGCAGACGGCTTCGGGCGTGCAGCCGCCTGACGCGGCGCAGCAGCAGGCCACGTTGATGACCGCCAAGGCGCGTTTGATGGATGCCCAGACCAAATCGAAGGAGTTGGGCATCAAACACGCCGACACGATGGCTCAAATTGAGCATCGGAATCAGGAAATGCAACTCAAACATCACGACACGATGGTCGAAGACCAGAATCGTGACCTTGATCGGCAGTCGAAGGAGCAGATTCAGGCGATTGAACTGGCTCGCGACATCCTGATTCACAACAGCGAGCAGAAGCACGAGGCCAAGCAGGCTCATCACGAGCGCCAAGCGCGTGCGGCAGACCGAAAAGCGCAGGCAAAGGCAGCGGCGAAAGCAAAACCGAAAGGTGACTGACGATGATTGACCCGAAAGCAGTCAAAAAAGCGCTCATGACGGCAAAAAGCATCGTCATGGACACGGGTCCGTCGATTCCGCAGATCCGCGACCCCCATGTGATCAATCCTGATCGCATGAGCAAGGGCGGAGTGCCGAAAAACTTTGAAGTTCCCAACGCTATGTCGGTCTTTCCAAAGCCGCAGCGTATGTGGGATACCGACATGCCGGGCGGCGCTTACCTTTCGATGCCGTCGAAGGAAGACATCACGGGTCACAAAGCGGCGCAGGGTTCTATTAGCGTTGCTCCGGGCGGAAAGCCGTCGTTCATGGTGTCTAAAGATGCTGTGGATCAGACGGGTACGCCGGGCCGTGGCAGCGCAGGCATCAAGACCAACCTGTTTAAGCAGAAAGCCGGTTGGCAGTGGGTTGACGCACCTAAAGGCCACGAAGACACGCACACACTGGTCTCTGTTGAGCATCGCGGCGGACATCATTACGCCTTGGCGACTCACTTCCCCAACGGCGTTGACCTTGCGCGGTATCCAGACAAGAAAAGCGAGCCTCGCCTGCGTCCAACGACCGTGGGCGGACTGGAGTTTGGACCGCAAGTAGGGTCAATTTCAGTTCGCGGCAAAGAGCATCCCGTCTATCAGCACATCATTGCTAAGGCCGAAGGCGGTGAAGTCGATGACTGGGATGAGCACATGCGTCGTGATTCCAATCTCGGGCACTTTTTGCGCTACAGCAAGGTGCGTGACGAGAGCGGCGATCACAAGATGCTGTATCACGCCACGCCCAAAGACTTTCATACGTTCGCCCCGGGTGGCGGAGATGACCCCAAGAAATGGCAAAGCGGCCCCGCCGTCTGGATGTCGCCTTACAAAGATCACTATCCCGCAGCGCACAACGTAGGCGGGCGCAAAAACGAACATGGCATTCCGCAGTACAAGACCGGAACTCATGTCATGCCGCTCTGGGCTAACATCAAAAATCCCTTGGTGCTCGACAGCCCTGAGATGCTTGAGTGGGCGGCGAGGGCTTACGCAGGCGTCGATAACCCGCATAACAGTCAATTCCCGCTGATGATTGATCAGCACGTTCGTGATGCGCTGATTGCAGACGGGTACGACGGGATCTTCCACGGCGGCAGCCGCACGAGACCTAATTACAAGGGTCCGGGCCATTTGCCGTACACGTTAGGCGAAGACCCCGCGAAGGAAGAAGAGGTCATTGCGTTTCATCCGCATCAGTTAAAGTCCGCGATTGGTAACAACGGAGACTTTGACCCGTCAAAGCCTGAAATTCATAAAGCCGAAGGCGGCGAAGTAGACCGCGATTTGCCCCCGCTGTCATTTGACCCTGAAGAAGGTGCGGGAGCCGTTCCTTATAACAAAAATATTGATTACATGGGCATGGTTCGACACATGCCTGTGTCTGAATTTTTGGATATGGCATACCCCCTTCACAGCCCAGATCAGGAATCATTGGATTTTCTAAAAGATCATCTTCGTAAAGGTCGTTCGTTTGGGCAACCTTTTTTAAATGCTGACTGGAATGAAGATCAAAAACAGTGGGACGTTAAGGGACACGAAGGGCGGCATCGATCAAAAGCAATTAGCGAATTGTATGGTCCTCATACGCAAATTCCTGTGCATGTTTTTCCTTATGGAATGAGGGCTAGGGACATTACTGATGAGATGAGAAACGCGCCTTTTGTTTCTGAGCAGCATGTCAGGAATCGCGCTGAAAACAAAAAATTGCGAAAGTTGTATGAGGAAATGGGCAAACCAGTTCCATCGTTTGCGCTTAAGCCAGAAAAATCTACAGGCGGAACGGTAGACCGCGACGCCAACCTTGCCAAGTTCATGAAAGACTCTCATCCCGAGCAGGGCGAGCGCGAAGACAATTTCCCCATCATGGTTCGCGATCCACGCGAGAAGTTTGCTTACGGCGGTATGCCGGGCGCTCAGGGCGTGATGCACGATCTCGCGTCAGAGCCCGACTTTACGCCACCCAAGTTGCAGGGCACGCAGATCATGAAGGAGCCGGGGGGCAACTGGCTGAGTGGTAGTGTTGAAAATTCGTTGGAACCTTTGAAAAAAGAAACTATTCCCACCTATCTCGGAACGCACGAAACTCCAGAAGTTGCCAAGGAAATCGCAGAGCGTGGAATTGCCAATATTGGTAATCACCCAGAAGCCGCTCGCGCTGCGCGTATGGAGGGTCTGACTGACACGCTTAACAAAGCCAATCAAACTAAAGCCGTTAACGATTTTATTAACAAACAATTGAC